TGTAGCCAATCGGTACGGCGGGCCTGCCGATCCTGCGCCTGACACCGCGCCAGGCAGTCAGTGGCCGGAGGTCGAAGAGACGTTCATCGACATCGAGAGGAAGGAGGATCAGTAGTGGCGGAAGCAAAGAAGAAGTCGTCGTCATCGTACCGGTACATCGGCACGTACGCAGCAACACTCGCCAACGGCCGACCCATAGAGCCCGGTGAGTACGTGGACCTCGACGCTGACGCGGTGAAGGACAACGAGGCCATGATCGACGACAAGAAGCTCATCGAGGTCAACAAGGAGGGCTGATGACTCTGCCAGGGACAGTAGTCACTCTGCGCGAGACTCCGCCTCCGGTCAGCGCCCCAACCGATACCACCACGTGGTTCGTGACGGGTACAGCTGATCAGGGACCGCTGTTCCCGGTGCTCATCAAGAGCCTGGCGGAGTTCACGCGGGTGTACGGGGCGAGGACGTCCTACTCGATCCTGTACGACGCCATTGACGTCTTCTTCCGAGAGGGCGGCAGTAGCGTGTACGTCAACCGACTGGTAGGTCCCGCTGCCACGATCGGTACGCTCAATCTTGCGGGAGCGAGCGGAACATCGCTCGTGGCTTCCGCAATCGGCCCTGGGTCGTACTCGACAGGAATCAAGGTCGGGATCGTCGCAGGGTCGGTGGGAGGCACGTATCAGATCCAGGTCACGGACGCCGCGACACCTACTCCGAACATCTTGGAGCAGAGCAGCGATCTGACGTCTCAGCAGGACGGCGTGACTTGGGGACAGAACAGTGGCTACATCCGGATTGCTCTGGGAGCAGGCACGGGCAACCCGAACGTTGCGGCTCCATCTGCTCTGTCCGCCGGATCGGACGATCGGGCCAGCATCACCGAGGCGCAGTGGACGGCTGCGCTCAGCGGCTTCTCGATCGATCTCGGGCCTGGCCAGGTTTCTGCGCCAGGGCGCACAACCGACACGGCGCACACGGATCTGCTGGCCCACGCCGTCTCACATCGGCGGGTGGCATTGCTCGATCCGCCTGATTCGCCGACCACCGCAACGCTCAAGACGGCTGTTTCGAATGCGCGTACGGGCAACCAGCGCTTCGGGGCGATGTTCGCTCCTTGGTGCCAGGCACCCGGCGTCATTCCTCAGACGTTGCGAACGGTGCCGCCTTCAGCGCTGGTCGCTGCGCTGATCGCGAGGAACGAAGAGCAGTACGGGCCCAACTCACCGTCCGCAGGCATCAAGGGTCTGGCTCGCTACTGTTCGGCAGCGTCGCAGCCGCCATGGACNGACGTGCAGCGGGAGGACCTCAACGAGAATGGCGTCGATGTCATCCTCACCAGGTTGGGTGCCTTCCAGGTCTACGGCTGGCGGACGCTGGTCAATGACGAGGCCGACCCGAACTGGGTCGACTTCGGAAATGCCCGCCTGTTCATGGCGATCGCTGCTGAGGCCGACGCCATCGCCGAAGGTTTCGTGTTCGGCATGATCGACGGCCAGGGGCAGCTCATCTCCGACTTCGGCGGTGATCTGTCAGGGATGCTCCTGCGGTACTACACCCAGGGCGCTCTGTACGGCTCAACGCCGGACGAGGCGTTCTACGTGGACGTGGGGCCACAAGTCAACACTCCGACGACGATCGCGGCGAACGAGCTCCACGCGGTCCTCAATGTTCGGATGTCACCGTTCGCGGAGCTCGTCGCGATCGAGATCGTGAAGACCCCAATCACTCAGGCGGTGGTCTAGGTGCCAGGACCCACCAGGCAAGACACTTGGCGCGTCACGCTCTCGCTCCAGCACCCGCTCACCGGAAAGTGGCAGCCATGGGGTGTCTGGGACAAGCTGAGCGGCGGCGCGGTCGACTCGGACGACAGCAAATACTACCCAGGCGGGATGGTCGACCCCGTATCCCTGGGTGGTCGCAGGACCGTCGACAATCTCACGATCTCGCGCCTGTACAGGCTCGAACGTGATCAGGGTCAGATCAACACCCTGATTGTCGCGGCAGGGAAGTCGAAGGTGCTCGTCAAGAAGCAGGCCATGGACATCGAGGGCAACGTGTACGGCAAGCCGCTCGTGTACAACGGCAGGCTCAAGCGTGTCACCCCGCCGGAAGTTGACTCGGAGGCCTCCGGGGCAGCGCTGGTGGAGATCGAGATCACGGTTGACGGCTTCCCGTCGGTGAACTAACTGGTCACAGGGAGGGAGCATGGAAGATCATGATCGGGAAGTGACCCAAGCACCTGAGGAGGTTGCACCTCTGACGTCAGTGATGGCGGAGGAGGATTCCGGAGGCCAGCCGGACAACCTCCTCGGGGCACTTCGGGAGAAGCGCAAGGAGATCTCCGAGACCAAGGAGACCTACATCGCTATCCCGGGATACGACGGTGAACCGCCGATCCTCATGGCCAACTATCGCCTGATGGACGGCACTGAGATCGACAAGATCGCGCGGAAGATCCGTCATGAGGTCAAGGACAACTGGCAGCGTCAGGTGCTATCAGCAGTCGACCTGATCATCAACGCTTGCCAGGGATTGTACATCGATCTCGACGATGGTAACGAGCCGCAGCCAATGACGCTGAACGGAGTACCCGTCGACGGGTACAACAGCGAACTGGCTACTGCGCTTGAGTTCGAAGCGACGACGGCTCGCCAGGTCGTATTCGGTGTCTTCGGGGGAAACGATGTCGCCATCATGCAGCATAGCGCGAGGCTTGGGCTGTGGATGGCGGATACCACCCGAGACGTGGACATGGACTTCCTGGGGGAAGCGTAAGGCACGACGAGATCACAGCTGCCGCTGAGGTAGCCATCTTCGGGATCGACCCGATGAGGTTTCTCAGGACGAAAGACCAAACTGAGAGGATCGTGATGCAGAAGGTGGCATTCGAGGTCAGGGAGCTACAGAAGAAGTTGGATCTCGAGCGTGCCCAGGTTCAAGCCCAGGAAATCGGAAGGCTGTTCAAGTAGAGCGGCGGCGGTGAACCGTTGAACGAAGTCATCATCAACACCTACCTCGCGGGTGTTAGACGGTTCATCGCCGGTGCTCAGGCAGAGGCTGCTGCCCTTCAGGAGCTCGGGCTAGCCACCAAGCGCACCGGCCTCGAGATGGAGCACGCTGGCAAGCGTGGCTTCATTCTCAACCAGGCGTTGTTCACGATGCGCCGCTTGGCGTACGGGACGACGCTTGCCTTCCTCGCCGGTGGCATCGCTGCCCTCAAGTGGGGACAGGACTACAACACGGCGATTCAAGGAGCGCGCGTAGCCCTCGGTCCGTTCTTCAAGGACTCGGGAGATCTACAGCGCAACTTGGACCAGTTGTGGACGATCGCCAAGTACAGCCCGTTCCAGATCAAGGACATGACGATGGCGTTCGCGAAGATGGCGCCACCTCTGAAGCAGCTGGGCTTCACCGGGGACGATGTCACGCGAACCCTCAAGGATTTGACGGACGCGTTATCCGTCGGTATGGCTGGCCGGGTGACTCCGGCAGCACTCAACCGCGCGTCTGTGGCGCTACAGCACTTGGCGTTCATCGGCAGGCTCACCGGAATGTCCGTCCTTCAGCTAGCGCGCGATGGCTTGCCGATCTACGCTGCGCTGCGCAAGGAGTTGGGGCTGACAGCTGACCAGATGCACAACGTCGGGAAGATGGGCATTCCGGCAACGGTTGCGATTCAGGCGCTACAGCATTACATCGAGACGACTCCCGGCTACATGAATGCTGCCCAACGTCTCTCGAACAAAACTTTCACCGGCCTCTTCTCTCAGCTGAAGGATAACATCGCCAAGAGCATGGGCGATGCTGAGAAGGGTTGGTTCCATGGGTTCCAGGGAATGTTGGTAACGGTCAACAACTTCTTCACCCGGCTTCAGCAGAACCAGAAGAAGACGACGGACATCTGGCACGCGCTCGACATGACCATCAGCCCGAGCTCCCACCGGTTCCTCCACATCTTCAATCTGATCAATCGTGCGATACACGACTTGATCGGGATCCTGAAGATCATCTTCAACATGATCGTGACCAACAAGCCGCTACTGGCCTTCCTGTACATCATCCTTTGGTCGACCAGTTGGATCATTCATATCATCTACGTGACTCTGCGCTTCGTCAACCCGGTACTGAAATACTTCATCGGGTTGTGGATCGCTCTCGAGATCGTCATTGCCATCAACAACTTCCGCCTGAAGATCTACTACTTCTGGATGAGGCAGATCATCATTTGGGAGTTCAGGTGGGCGGCGATCATGAAGAGGCTGATCTTCCTTCAAGGGCTTTGGAACATCGCGATGGGGAAGATGCCAAGGAACGCGGCGGGTCAGTTCAGAGCGCTCACGATGCTCGAGAAGGCGGTGCTGCGCCTGAGGTTCGCCGTGCTAGGCTTGTGGGCTGCCTTCCTAGAGTCAGGGCCCATCGGCTGGCTCATCGGCGCGGTGCTGCTGCTGACGGTGGGAATGGTCATCCTGTACTTCAAGTGGAAGGCGTTCCACGATCTGGTCAACCGGTTCGCAACATGGCTGTACGCGCATCCGTACTTCTTTGGGTTGGTACCAGTCATCGGATGGACCATCTTCCTTGTCGTCATCCTGACCAAGCACTTCAAGACGCTCGTTCACTGGGCCAAGGAACTTGCTCACTGGTTCGGGGTCATCTGGAAGCATATTCCTGGACACGCCTTGTTCGGTAGGGCGCTCAGGTTTGGCGGTAGTCTGTTGGGCATTGGTGGCGGCGGTGGCGGTGCTGGTACTCCTCCGCACGCGATGCGGCAGCCTCATCCGGGAGACAAGAGCAATCTCTTGAAGATGCCGGGCGGCATCGGCGGTCCCGACGTCACAGGGATGGGCTCAGCAGGCTTGGCCGATACCGTCACCGTGAAGGTCTACCCGCAAGTTATCAATCTTGACGGCCGCAAGATCGCCGAAGTCGTAGCCAAACATCAAACCGCTGTGAACGCGAGGCGCTAATGCCAACCATGGAGAAACACTTCATCACGTTTGACGCTACTGGCGTCGGCGAGCTCCGCGTCCTGAAGGGTGATGGTGCACCCAAGGTCACCGGTGGCTTTGGCGGCTGGGACGTGACTGCCCGCCCGCATCGCAAGGGTCTGACTACCTGGGGAGGAATTGATCCCTTCAGAATGTCCATCCCGATCGTTTTCGAGGGTTGGCCTGATCAGGACGGGCANGAGATACGNATCGGCAAACTCAGCCGCATGGCGATGCCAATCACCGAAGGAGATGAACCACCGAAGGTCAGCATCTCAGGCGTGGGCATCCCCAGTGAGGTTCCGAACAAAGGCTGGGTCATCGAATCGCTTGAGTGGGGCGACAACGTCATCTGGGAGAACCAGGCCAACGGCTCGATGGTGCGGATGCGACAGGACTGTACCGTCAATCTTCTTCAGTACGTTGACGAGGATCGCGTAGCGTTCTCCAAGCTGACACCCGCTGCCAGCATGTGGCCCAAGCACTACGTCTGGAAGAAGGGCGATACGCTACAGCGGGTGGCCGCCAGGTTCTACCACAACAGCAAGAAGTGGAAGCGGATCGCTGACGCGAACGGCATCCGTGATCCCAAGAAGATCAAGCCCAAGAGAGTGTTGAAGATCCCGAAGCCATGACTGCCGGCAAGCTCAGCGCGCATCAGAAGATTGCTCTATCGCGCCTTGACCTGACGCAGCGCGAGCTCATGGGTGATGATGTTGGCATTACCCACCTCAGCCTACAGATGGCTAGCAAGTTTCAGATCAACCTCACCGAAGCGATCTTGGATGCTCAGGTTGAGCGTACGATTGAGGGCGCGAGCACCGTGACCATCACCGTTCTTGATCGGGACCGCAAGTTGCTGCGTTCGGGCAGACTCGCTAAGAGAACCGACCTCAAGATTGATGGCCTCTGGTTCCGCCTTGTTAGCGTAGAGAAGAACGGCGACAATCTCATCCTCGTCTTTGAGGACCGTGAGATCGCGGTGCTGCGAACATACGCGACGAAGCTGAAGGCAGGCGGTCAGTTGCGGAAAGCTGACTACGCTGCCCGCGATCAGATCACGCGCGCACAGTTCGTCCTGCGGTTGATTCAAGAAGTGAAAGAGTTCAAGATCCCCTGGGTAATTCCTGAGCTCGAAATCATCCAGCCGTTGGAAGCGGACAAGCAGGGCTCGCAGCCACTAGGTGGCAACGATCCGACCCTCATCGTCAAGGGGCATGGCATTCCTCACGGAGCGGGTCTAGACACCCCGCGAGACATCCTCACTATGCATCAGTACGCTCCGCCCGGTCAAAAGGGATTGCGTGTCAAGGGTGCGCGAATGACCAACGCCCAGATTGATGTCGCCAATGCCGTGCTCGACTGCGGCGTCAGCATGAAGTGTACGTGGGGCGAGCTTGTCATGAGCATGATGTGCGCCATCCAGGAAAGCACGATGCGCAATCTACGTGGCGGTGATCTGGACAGCGTTGGCGTCTTCCAGCAGCGCCGCAGTCAGGGTTGGCCCGCTAGCCGTAACATCACGCGTGACGCGCGGGCATTCTTCGAATCTCTACAAGCCGTCGTCAAGCGTCATCCCAACTACGACTTCGCCCAGAAGATTCAGGCGGTTCAGATCTCGGCCTACCCTGATGCCTACCGGCAGTGGCGACAAGAGGCGGAGAACATCGTTGAGGTGTACGGTGTCGGTGACACCAACGCGGTCAACTCACAGACCCCTCCCGAACGCGGTCAGAATCCGTACCACTTCTATCGTGGCGTGCCGCCTAGCCAGGGAACGATGAAGTGGGGTCGTGAGAACAGCTGGCACTGTATCACGCGGTTGGCAGATGAA